TATATTCAATACAATACATCAAATGCCAGAACAAAAGATGGCAAAAGGTCAGCCTGTCTAATCTTTGATGAAATTCACGAATATGAAAATTATGACACTATAAAAGTTTTTACTTCTGGCTTTGGAAAGAAAAAACACTCCAGAACTTTTTATATAACAACTGACGGTTATGTTAGGGGCGGGGTGCTTGACGATCAGAAAGATATAGCCCGCAGAGTTTTAGAAGGAGAAATTAAAGACTTAGGATTTTTGCCACTCATTTATAAGATAGATGAAAAAGAAGAAGCAGAAGATCCAAAAATGTGGCCTAAAGCTAATCCTTCTTTGCCCCACTTTCCAGTATTGAAAAAAGAAATGAAAAAAGAAGCTACTAAAATGAAATATCAGCCGCATAAAGCTCAAGACTTTTTGACCAAAAGAATGAACTACCCGGCAGAAGATAACTTTACCGTTGTCGCTCCCTGGGAAAAAATCAAAGCCACCAATAAGCCAATTCCTTACGATGAGTTAGAGGGACAAGAATGTATCGGAGCTATTGACTATGCAAGAACTACTGACTTTGCAAGCTGCGGCCTCCTCTTTAAGCATGACGGCAAAAGGTATTATATTGAACACACTTTTGTATGCTACAAAGCTTTAGAGATAGAAAGCAGACAAATTAAATTCCCAGTAAAAGAAATGGTTGATAAAGGTTTAATTACAATAATTAAAAAAGATGCAATCGGTGCTGACGATATGGCTGATTGGTTTTTGGAAAAAGCCAAAAAATATAACATCAAAAAGATTGTTGCTGATAGATATAGATATAGTTTACTAGAATCAGAGTTTAAAAAAGATGGATTGCCAATTGAAGATATTCCTTCCGGGCCGAGAACTCACGCAAAAATTGCTCCACTTTTAGAGCAGATATTTGCTGAGGAAACATTGATCTGGGGAAATAACCGCACTATGAATTGGTACACAAATAACTCTTATGTGGAAGTAGATAAAAAAGGGAATACAACTTATAAGAAAATAGAGCCTAAAACTAGAAAGACTGATGGTTTTTTTGGTTTAATACACGCTTTAACTCAAGATGGTGAACTGGAAGAATACAACGGAGATATACCAGACTTTGATATATTTGCTTTTTAAGGAGGTGAAAGATGAGCTTATGGACTAGTTTTTTAGGATTATTCAATCAAGACGATGGAACACTACCTTTAGACGCTTATGTTGGTGAGCTGGCAGAAAACATTTATTATAAAGAACTTGCGATTCAATCAGCTATTAATCTAATAGCAAATGTAGTTTCTCGAAGTGAATTCCAAACTTATGAAGAAAGCTCAAAAACTAAAAAAGACAATTATTATCTCTTTAATGTTGAACCAAACCCTAACAAGTCTGCTTCAAAGTTTTGGAGAAGCGCAATAAGTAAACTCATTTATCACAATGAATGTTTAATAATTCAGCAAAGTGGTGCTTTATATGTTGCTGATAGTTTCAATGTAAATAAATTTGCTTTCAAAGAATATGTTTATGACAACATAGTAATTGATGATCTAGAGCTCAGAAGCACCAGGGTAGAATCGGAAGTTTTTCATTTAGAACTTCATGATCAAAAAATAAGAACTATGCTCGAAAACTTAAATAAAGATTATTCTAAATTAATAGCAGTCAGTCAGCAAAATTACAAAAGGAACAATTCGAGGCGCGGCAAATTGAAAATGGATACTAAATATAGCCAAACTGATGAAGGGCAGAAACAAATAGAAAAATTATTCAAAGATAAATTTAAAAGATTTTTCGAAGCGGAAAATGGAGCTGTATTGCCTTTGCCTGACGGTTTAGATTTTGAAGAATTATCAAGTAACATCGGAACTAAAGGCGGGGCCGATAATAATGCTATAAGGTCTTTCGTTGATGATATATTTGATTTTGTTGCTATTGCCCTCCAAATACCGCCAGTAATACTTAAAGGGCAGGTCGCAGACAGTGGAGATGCTTTTAATAATTTTATAACCTATTGCATCAATCCGCTTGCTGAATTAATTGAGGATGAAATAAATCGTAAACTTTACGGCAAAAAAGCTTATTTAGAAAACACTTACTTAAAAGTCGATACTACAAATATTAAAGCTGTTGATATTACAAATGTAGCGAATGCTCTTGATGTATTAACAAGGATAGGTGGCTATTCAATTGATGATACTTTAAAGAAATTAAATATGGAGCCACTTAATACTGAGTGGAGTAAGGCGCGCTGGATGACTAAAAATTACGAGAAAGTAGAAGATAGATATGAAGGTGGTGGATAATATGAAATTTTATTCATATTTAATTAATCTGAAGGGGGGTGACTTATTTGAATAAAAAAGAGTTACCCAAAGTTGAGACAAGGCTTGAAATTAAAAATGAAGTTGGAAATGGACCGGCCCAATTATTTATTTATGGCCGAATTAGACCAGCTTTACCCTGGGATAACGAAGATGATGACACTCATATTTCAGCTAAAGCAGTAAGAAACAAACTTAACGAAGTTGCTGAAGATAAAGATTTAGAAGTTCATGTTAATTCACCAGGTGGTGAAGTATTTGAGTCAATAACAATTAGAAATCTTTTAGTCCAACACAAAGGCGATGTAAAAATTATTATTGATGGCTTAGCAGCTTCCGGCGCAAGTTTAATTGCTACAGCTGGAAAGGTAATCATGTTTGAAAACTCTATGCAAATGATACATAAAGCATGGGGCATGGCAATCGGAAATTCTGACGATATGGAAAAGATGGCCGAAGATTTAAAAAAAGTTGACGAGTCAGTTTTAGCCAGCTATATGAAAAAGTTTGTTGGAGAAAAAGAAGAATTAAAAGAATTAATTTCTGATGAAACTTGGTTGACTGCTGAAGAAGCCTTAACTTTTGGTCTTGCTGATGAAATTTGGGAAGATGCTGAAGAAGATGATGAAAATGGCGAAGGCGCTCAAAATAATACCAAAGAAAACTTGTTCATGAAGTACAGAAAACAAAACAATTCCAAGAAACCAGACAAAGAGTCTGGTCTTTTTAATGCCTTTAAAAAATCACAAGGAGATGATAATTAATGAAAAACTTAGATTTAGACACTAAAAAGTTTAATGAAATTAAAGTTAAAATGAAAGAAGCAATCGAAAATGGAGAGAGTGAAGGGTTTGTTGCTGCCCAAGCTAAAATGGCAAAAGAGATTGAAGAAAGTATTTTGGAGGAAGCAAAAAATGCAACAAGCGAAATGATTAATTCTAATAATGATCAAGCGGTTATGACCCAGCGAGGACTTAATCCATTAACTGCCGAAGAAAAAGAATTTTACAATGAAGTTATAACTACTGGTGGATTTGAAGGTGCAGAAAAATTAATGCCCGCAACAATTTTTGACAGAGTTTTTGAAGACTTAAGGAGAGAACACCCTCTACTTTCAGAGATTGATTTTAAAAACACTACAGGTGTCACAGAGTGGATCACTAGAAAAGGTAGTATTGAAGCTGCTTGGTGGGGTAAATTAACAGATGCTATTGAGAAAAAGCTAGAAATGGCTTTCCAAAAAGAAGAAACAGGACTGTATAAGTTATCCGCTTATATACCAGTTGCTAAAGCTATGTTAGATTTAGGACCTCAATGGTTAGATAGATTTGTCAGAGAAGTAATGTTTGAGTCTATTGCTTTAGCTCTTGAAATGGCTATTGTTAATGGCGATGGAGATGGAAAACCAATTGGTATGAGTAGAGATTTAGAAGGCGCTGTGGTTGATGGTGTATATCCTAAGAAAACCGCTCAATTATTAACTGATTTAGAGCCAGCAACCTTAGGCCGAAAAGTTATGGCTCCACTAACTAAAGATGGTGCAAGAAATGTTTCGAGAGTAATTATTATTGCCAACCCTCTTGATTACTGGGAAAGACTTTTCGATAAATTAATCAGAAAAGATGCTGACAACAATCCAACTTATGATGTTGTAAACCTTCCTGCCAATGTAAAAATAGTTAAAACGGTAGCTGCAACAAAAGGTGAATTGTTAGTCGGAGACCCTAGAGATTATTTCATGGGTGTTGGTTCTACTCAAAAAATTGATTACTCTGATCACTATAAATTCTTAGAAGATGAGAGAACTTATATCACTAAGCAGTATGCAAACGGAAAACCAATTGACAATGATAGCTTCCTGTTATTCAATATTTCAAATATGAGTCCGGCAGTTAATACTGGCCTAGATAGCTTGTCACTTGGCAGTTTATCATTATCACCATCATTTGATGCAGCTACTACTGATTACACTGCAAGCACAACTGATGCTTCAAACAATATTGAGGCTGTTGCCGCTTCTGATGATGCAACAATTGCTATTGCTGTGGATGGAACTTCTCACGATAACGATACTGCTTATAGTTGGTCTTCTGGTGAAAATGTGATTACTATTACAGTTACAAACGAAAGTGAAGCTGAAGTTTATACTGTAACTGTTACTAAATCATAATTAAAAACTAATTAAATAACATTAAGGGCTGGCAATTATGCTAGCCCTTTTTAATTGAGGTGGTGAAATGTTAGAAGAAATAAAAGATGATCTTGATATCACCTGGAGCGATGAAGATGCGAAAATTCAGAGGATAATCGATTCGGGCAAAGCAAGGCTTGAGGAATTAGCAGGCGGAACTTTAGATTTTACAGCTGAAGGTTTAGCCAAGTCTTTATTAAAAAATTATTGCAGATATTCATACAATA